GCATTTTTTATGGGAAATTTTATATACATATAAAGTTTTGTTAATTTATTTGACAATACATATTAACATATATATATTATTAAAACATCGAGGATTTGTAAGTATGAAATATTCTAATGACACTAATTTACCAGAAGTGTTCGCAAAAGCAGTTATGCGCGACACTTATACACGTGGTAAGGCAGACATATCAGCTACTGGTTTACTAAAACCACCTCGTCAATCCTTCCTTGAGTATCAACACGATGACGAAATCGTTGTTGATGTTTCAAAACAAGTGTGGTCTTTGTTTGGAAGGGCGTGTCATAACATTTTAGAAAGTGGCACAACGAAAGGTTATATAGTAGAACAGCGTTTCTTTGCCGACTCATGTGGTTGGACTGTTAGTGGACAAGTAGATGTTCAGAAAATTGACCCCGATGGTATTGTCCTTATGGATTGGAAAACCCGCAAGGCATACGCTGTGATGAATGGTCGTGAAAGCGATACGCAACAGCTTAACATTTATGCTTGGCTATTGCGTAGGAATGGCAAAGAAGTCAAAGACCTACAAATTGTCAATATCATTCGCGATCATTCATCCTTCGAGGCAGAAAGAAATCCAAATTATCCACAAACAGAAGTGACCATAACAGACATTGACTTATGGACTTTTGCGGAACAAGAAGAATTTGTTAGGCAAAAAGTAGAGGCGCACCAATTAGCATCAATAAAATTGCCGGATTGTACTCCGGAAGAAAGATGGATGCGTCCGGATAAATTTGCGGTTAAAAAAGACGCAGAGGCAAAAAGAGCATTTAAGGTTTGCGATTCTATGGAAGATGCGCAAGAAATTTTAAAGAAAAAAGAGGGTTATATTATTGAGGTGCGAAAAGGAGAGCCAACGAAATGTCAAAGGTTTTGTGACGTAGCACAATTTTGTGACCAATATCAAAATGAAATAAAACAATTAGGAGAAGAAAGTGGAAGTAAATGAACACACAGGAGAAGTTATGCTAGAACTTATGAAAACAAGCAAAGAACTAAATGAAATAGCAAAAGCATTATCAGATGCACAGGCAAAGTTTCCTGTTTTGCCAAAGACTAAAAAAGTAACTGTCAAAACACATGATGGGAAAAGCTATTCTTATTCATACGCTGATTTAGCGACAATCATAGAAACAATACTACCTATAACGTCAAAACATGGGTTATCAATCGTGCAATTACCAACGATACATGACGGAAGAAGTGCATTAAAAACAAGACTTCTTCATACATCTGGTCAATGGATTGAGTGCGAATTACCTCTGAGGACACAACGTGATGGCGCACAGGCTATGGGTAGTGCGTTGACATACATGCGCAGATACGGAATTAGCGCAATCCTTTGTCTAGCAACGGATGAAGATGAAGATGGACAATTAGCGGACACAGATCATGTGGGCGCAACACCTCAAGTTAAGAAGGGAGTGCCTATAGCTGATATTCCTTCCGAGAAAGAGGCAAGAAAGTTTGTAAATGGCATGATAAGGGATGGCAAAAAAATGGCAGAAATAGAAGAAAATGGTCTGATTGACGATGCCATGAAAGAAATAGAGGGTTTTTGGTTGGAGAACCAAGAAAAGATTGCTCAATTAAAGAAAGTGCATCCCGAATTACATGAAGAATTAAGGCAAGAATTTGGTTTTTTGCGAGATAAACTGCAACAAGATAGTGCCGGAGAAGATAACTTAGAGCATAAAGGAGAAAAAAATGGATAAAGAATATCCCGATAGCGTTAGGATTTTTCCTAACAACGAGAACACAAGTGGCGAAATAGATGTGACTGTGTTCTTTCAAGTCAATGGCGAAGAACACAGACTTCGTATTTACAAAAACACAAGGAAAGAAGAAGGCGACAATAGACCGGATTTGAACGTTTCACTACGTTTAAATGGAGAGGACTACGAGGCAAATTCTTGGAAGAAAGAGGCTAGGGAGACCGGAAAGGTTTATTATCAAGGAACCCCAAAACCTAAAGGGGTTGGTTATTCTAAGTCTGAAAACAAATTCAAAGAAGTTTTGAAAGAAAAGCAAGAATCAAAAGATGACTTCAAAGACGATGACATCCCGTTCTAAAAAACTTTCTAATGACTGGTCTGACAAGATAAGGAGTCAAAGATACTTAAATCTTGTTAGGCAAAATGGTTGTTTAGTGTGTTTTATGCCTTCACAGGCACATCACATGACACATGTAATGGAAGGCTCAAGGGGTTTTAGACGAACAGGCGATCAATTTGCTGTTCCTTTGTGCCAAAAACACCATGAAGAACTACATAAACACGGAAACGAAAGTAATTGGTGGTCTTTGCAAGGCATTGACCCTATTGAATGGGCGGATAGAACATGGACGGAATTTACAGAGAATGGGAAAAGGTAGAACTGACACCATCTGAAATGCTTTTAGCAAGTCAGTTAGGGGTAATGAGGATGGTTCAAAACCTTAGAGACAAAAGGAAGGGTAAGTATGGTGCGCCTACGGACTCTCAAGCATGGGCGATAAACATAATTGGTGCTATGGGAGAGGCTTGTGTTTCTAAGTGGGGTGGTATTTGGTGGTCTGGTGCTTTAGGCAATTATAAAGCAGACGATTCTGGAAAACTACAAGTAAGAACAGTAGATCATCCAAAGAAAAGGTTGATTATTCACGATGAAGATAAAGACGATAGACCCTACTTACTTGTTTATGCAGACGCACCGGAATTTTATATAAAGGGTTGGATTATGGGCGCAGACGGAAAAAACAAGAAGTATTGGTCTGACCCACAAGGAACACAAAGACATGCTTATTTTGTTAAGGATGAAGATTTAATAAGCATAAACGAATTGGAATTAAATATATGGCTATAGGAAACGTATTTAAAAAGCTAATGACTGACGAAGAATTTATTGTAGAGGCGTTTGAAATTGCCTTTGGGTATGACTCAATCAACAGAGGGTACACTAAAAGTGAAGTATTAGAACGTTTAAACAAGCTATCAAGGGATGCTTGGATGTGGAAAAATTCTT